GTTTAAAGGATTATATTGACTTCACTAAGAGTGAAAAGAAATTTGTAAAGTTTTTAAAGAAGAAGTATGGCGAACATCAATACCCAGAACATAACGAAAGCTGAAGAACAGTTAAAGTTAGCATATGAGGACTTAATAGCTTTTGGCAAGTTATTTCTTCCAGACGACTTTCAGAGAAGTGAGACTCCATTCTTTCATTATGAGGTAGCAGATGCAGTTGATGATGCAAGTGTTAGACAGTTGGCAGTTATTTTACCAAGAGGGCATGGGAAGACTGTTCTTACTAAGTGCAGTATCCTTCATGATTTTCTCTTTACTCAAGAGCCATTGTTTTATGGTTGGGTGGCAGCAAGCTCAAAGATTTCTGTCCCTAATCTTGATTATATTAAGTATCACCTTGAATTTAATGATAAAGTGAGATATTACTTTGGAGATTTAAAAGGTAGAAAGTGGACTGAGGATGACATTGAACTCACAAATGGGTGCAAGCTCATTTCTAAGTCTAATCTTTCGGGGATAAGAGGTGGGGCAAAGCTTCATAAAAGGTATGATCTCATTGTGCTGGATGATTTTGAAGACGAGAATAACACTATTACGCCTGAGAGTCGTTCTAAAATATCGAATCTGGTCACGGCAGTCGTGTTTCCAGCACTTGAACCAAAAACAGGAAGATTAAGAATAAATGGAACTCCAGTGCACTATGATTCATTTATACAGCAGATTCTTGTTGGATATCAGCAGGCAAACATGAGAGGTAATCCATTTAGCTGGAAGGTCATAACATACAAAGCATTGCAGGATGATGGGACACCACTCTGGCCAGATTGGTTTGGAATGAAGGAGATGGAGAGAAAGAAGAAATTCTACCAGGATTCAGGCTCTCCACAGAAGTTCTATCAGGAATACATGATGGAGGTTCAAAGTGCAGAGGATGCTATCTTTACAAGGGATCACATAAAGTTTTGGGATGGATCATTCAAATTGGATGAGGAAACTGGACTTTCTTTTATAGATGCAAATAATAATGGATTTCTGCCATGCAATGTATTTGTAGGAGTGGATCCAGCTACAGATTCTGCCAGAAGAGATTCTGACTTTTCAGTCATGATTGCTGTAGCAGTAACTCCAGATAATAATATTTATGTACTTGATTACATACGAAAGCAGTCTATACCAGTATTGGGAATCCCAGGAGAGCATAGGTTGGGTATAGTAGATTATATGTTCCAATATGCAAAAAGTTTCAAACCAAGTCTCTTTACGGTAGAAGATACCTCAATGAGCAAACCTATCTTCCAAGCATTGAACTCTGAGATGAGAAGAAGAAATGACTTCTCTATTGGATACAGGGCAGAAAAGCCAGGAAACAGAATGAGCAAAAGGGACAGGATACAGGAGATATTAGCTCAAAGATTTTCAATAGGGCAGATACATCTGAAGAAGACTCAGTATGATCTGCATAGAGAGATAACAACATTTGGACCAAGAATGGCTCACGATGACACCATAGATGCTCTTGCTTATGCAGTCAAGTTTGCTAATCCTCCCATGGCAGCAGGTCAGGATAAAGAGGGTAATTGGTATAAAAAGAAACCTAAAGCAAGAGATTGGGTAGTAGCATAATGGCAGATCCTAACTTAGAGAAACAATTAGAAACATACTTTACAAAGGGAGATAGTTTATACAGTATTTTTGCTGATCCTGGTACTCCTGTATTTGAGAAGGAAGGTGATTATCCAGATATTCCACTTTTTACTAAAGAAGGTAAATGGAATCCTGCATGGGATGAAAGAGGGCTATCAGACATATCAAGGGAAGGTGGTGTTATTTCTGGAACTAATATCAAAGGTCAGTCTGAGAGAAGAACCATTACTAGAAGTAGCTCTGGGGCACCTCCAAGACAACAGTACTTATCTAGGAAAATGGGTGAACTAGACAGGGAATTGCCTTTTGAGGTATCAGGTGATATACGTACTAGCATGATGAAATCAGGATATATGCCTCGTGATAATCCTTTATATAGTAAAAAAGGAGAGATTTGGAGTCCGTTTAAAATGGCACAAATTTATAGAGATGAAACAAAGGATATGAGTTTTCGTGAAAGAATAGATTTTGATGCTATGTGGAAGGATGTTTTAGGTAATATGGCAACAGAAAAGCCTACAGCAAATGATAGGGTTTTTGAAGCTATAAATGAGTAATGGCAGATATAATTACAACTAAAGATTTATCCGTAGAGGATACAAGTAAACTAAAGACTGGAGATACAAGGAAGAAGTATAATACTTGTCCTCCAGGTAAAAAGAGAGTAGGGAATAAGTGTGTTCCCATAACTAAAAGAGGAGGTTAATATGCCAAAAGCATGTGTAGATAGATTAATCAAGGATGGTCATTCGCCAGAAGCAGCTCATAAACTTTGTTATCCAAGAGGTAAAAAGTATGCGAAAAGTGGTAATAGTCCAAAGTCTGCAGGTAAGTCTAAACCCAAATCATCATATTAGGAGTTGGGAGTGGCTACAAAATTAAATAAAAGACAAAAAGAGTTGATTGCCGAGATATTTGATCCTCCCAAAGCTAAACCAACAGCAGCGTCAAGAAAAAGAAATCTGGCAATGCAGGAATGTCCTGCAAGTTATGGTTATCTAAAGAAGGGTAAATGTGTTCCACATAAAAAGGCAAAATCTCCAGAAAGAGCTTCTGTTGCGAAAAGTGTTTCAAGAGGCTTGAGAGGTAAGACGAGATTGCAGAAAAAGTACTCTGAGGCTGTAAAGAAAGATTTGGCAAAGATAAAGTAATGGCACAGAAGAGAGCAGACATATTTGGTCATGATAAGCGTGACAGGGAGCCGAAGAAAGCTCCTCCAGATTCATATCATATATGACCATACGAAGGTACACCTCACCCAGTTAGGGAGAGTCATGATAAAAAGAAGGTTAAGAAATAATGCCTAAGAAGAAAAAAGCAGACCAGATAAGAGAACTATACAATATGTCTAATAACTGGACACGAAGCCAGTGGCAGTATGTGAATCAGAAGGGGTACGAGTTTGCTCATGATGAGCAGTTATCCCAGAATGAGAAAACATCTTTGCAGGAACAAGGTATGCCTACATTTACAATTAATAGGATACTGCCTGTTGTTGAGATGCTTAATTTCTACGCAACTGCAAATAGTCCAAGGTGGCAGGCTATTGGTGTTGAAGGCAGTGACTCTGATGTAGCGGCTGTATTCTCAGATTTGACAGATTATATCTGGCATCTTTCAGATGGTTCCGCACTTTATTCAAATGCGATAAATGATGCTATCTGTAAGTCTATAGGATACATACTTGTTACTGTGGATTCAGATATGGACAATGGAATGGGAGAGGTTGTTCTTCAGCAGCCAGAACCTTTTGATATATATGTAGATCCAAAGTCAAGAGATATGATGTTCAAGGATGCATCATATGTTTTAATAAGGAAGGTGCTTCCAAAGAGTCATGTTATAAAGCTTTTCCCTCAATATAAGAGAAAGATAAATAGTGCTTCCTCTTTAGATGGAGACCATTCTTACTCAGAAAGAGCTATTTCAGACAGTGAGCAGAAACTATTCTTGAAAGATGATTCTACTGCAGAGGATATGGGGATAGATGCAACTGGACAGCAGGAGCAGACATTAGAATTATTTGAGCTCTATGAAAAGATAAAGATTTCTTATGTAAATGTATTTTACAGACTACCTCCGAATAAGGAGCAGTTGAAGGCAATTCAGCAACAGGTACAGGTAAAAATGAAGGAAATGGCTGCTGAGATGGAAGTTGGACTTTTGGAACAACAGCAACAAATGGAGCAAGCAGTTCAGGAAGGGAAGATGATTCCTGAAAGATATGAGCTTGAGATGCAGAAAGCTCAGGAAATGATGCAACAGCAGTTACAGGCTGCAGAGCAGGAATATATGAGTCAGTTACAAGCTGCAGCTTCCCAGATTGAGAATAAGATCATATCAGAGAAGGAATATAATATACTTCTAAAGGATAAAGCTTTTCAGGAGTCTGTTGTTGACAGTGTACAGTTTTATGGTATAAGAATAAGGCAGACTATTGTTGCAGGTGATAAGTTGCTTTCTGAGATAGTATACCCAGAGAATATAGTTGATTATCCTGTAATTCCATTTCATTACAAATGGACTGGAACTCCATATCCAGTATCTGCAGTTGCTCCTCTGGTAGGAAAGCAGAAAGAGATAAACAAGTCTCACCAGATAATGGTTCATAATGCATCTTTAGGATCTTCACTTAGGTGGTTATATGAAGAGGGTTCTATAGATCCAGAATTATGGGAACAGTATTCTTCTTCTCCAGGAGCATTACTTCCTATTAGACCAGGATCTGCTCCTCCTACTCCAGTCATGCCAGCTCCATTATCAAATGCATTCTTTTCTGTTGTTCAGCAGGGGAAAGCAGATATGGAATACTTAGCTGGAATTTATTCTTCAATGCAGGGAGATACTCAGCAACAGCATGAGACATTCAGGGGTATGCTAGCATTAGATGAATATGGGACCAGGAGAATTAAACAATGGATGAAGCATTCCATTGAACCAGCATTAAGGCAGTTGGGGAAAGTAATCATGCAAGTATCCCAATCTGTATATAGTGCAAATAAAAGATTTAGAATTATACAGCCTTCAGCTATTCAGGAACAGCGTGAGCAGGAATTGAATATTCCAATCTATAATGATATGGGACAGGCTATAGGGAAGTCAATGGATTATCAGGCAGCTAAGTTTGATGTAAGAATAGTTGCTGGTTCTACGCTTCCAGTAAATAGGTGGGCATATCTTGCTGAACTGAAGGAACTTATGCAGTTTGGTGTCATAGATGATATTGCAGTTCTTGCTGAAACTGATGTAAGAAACAAAGAGCAGATAGCAAAGCGTAAGAGTCTTTATGCTCAATTACAAGGTCAGTTGGGACAGATGGAAGAAGCATTGAAAGATAAGGAAGGTACTATTGAAACTCTTGAGAGACAATTGGTACAGGCTGGAATTAAGGGTAAGGTCATGCAGGCTGAGATGGAGATCACTAAAAAGAAGGAAGAAGTCAAGGGTGATATGAAGGATTCCTATCGTTCAACAGAAGCAAAGCAGAAGCTTCTACAGAATGTAATGTCTAATGAGGTAGACTCTACAAAGAAAGATTTAACAAGAGAATTACAGTTTGCAAAAAAGAATTTGCAAGGTAGTAATAAAAAGTAGTAACATTAACAAAAGTATAGGAGAATAGAATGGAAGAAACAGCAGGCAACCCAGAAGCAATACCGACAGCTGATCAAGCTGAAAGTGAAGTTTTTGGCTCCTCTGAGGGCTTTTTTGAAGCTCTAGAAGAAAATGTAAATGGCGTAATTGCCGATGATAACACTGAGGCAACCCGACAGGAAGTTGGCACCGAGCAGGTAACCCAGCAAGAAACTGTTGGCTCCGATAATGTGGGTTGGGATGATGACGGTAATCCCTATAAAAAACGCTACAAAGATAGTAGTCGTGAAGCCGTTAAGCTGAGAGACAAGTATAAAGAGGTGGAACCTTTTGTACCTGTCCTTGAGGCAATGAAAAACGATAGCGGGCTAGTTGAGCATGTTCGTGAGTATCTGGTCAATGGAGGTAGTACTCCCAAGAGTGTACAAGAGCAGTTTGGATTAGATGAGGATTTTATGTTTGATGCTAATGAAGCAATGACAGAACCCGACTCTGATTCAGCAAAAGTCTTGAATGCTCAGGTAGACAAGGTCGTTAAGCATAGAGTGGGACAAATAGTACAAACTGAAAAAGCTAATGCAGCTAAAATGCAGCAACAGGCTTCACAGAAAACAATGGAAAATGAATTCAGAGAAAAGAAGGGCATGACTGATGAACAGTTTGATGCCTTTAAAGAAAAAGCACAGAAACATGTGCTTACTCTTGAAGACATTGATTATCTATTGAATCGTGATCAGGCTAATGCTAATGTTATCACATCTGCTAAAAATGATATGTTGGACCAGATGAAGAATGTCAGGAACATACCGACAACCGCTAGTGGAGCTAACAGCCAGACCGAAGAGAAGACTCCAGATAACGCTTTGTTTGATGGAATCTTAGGTCTGGATGGCGATTTAGATAACCTGTTCGGATAGAATTATTTTTACAAAGCCACTTGTGGCCTAGGATCTATCTGAACTTAAAATAAGGAGTTCGATATGTCTGATTTTTTATCGGTCATAACACCGAATACGAATCTTTCTGTATCGGATTTTGATGGGCGTGGCCCAGGTACAAGTACTAATTTAGCTACTGGAGATATACGTAGAAGGTATAACTTTGGTAGTCGAGTATCTGAGCTGGCAATTCCTCAAGATCCGTTCTTTAGGTTTGTAAGTAAGGTGGCAAAGAAACCGACAGACGATCCTCAGTTTAAGTTTTCTGAGAAGCGTCCTTCGTTTCATAAACGATATGCATATGCTATGGGCTTTATAACAAGTGCAGGAGCCGATTCATTTGGAGATGCAACATTAACTGCATTCAATGATGGTGGCGACCCTGTAGTAGCTGATGATACAGTAAAGTTATACATGGCTGGAGATTATAAATCTGCTGGCAATGTACAGAATGTATATGGCAATACATCTAATAAAGTAGATGTTGGTGTAAGTGGTACCACACCTCAGTTTTTCTTGCCAGGTCAGCTTGTTAAAGTTCCAATGAATAGTACTACATACACAGTTGCTAATTGGGGTACTGACTATATACTAGTACGTATTACTGAGGTTGATACTTCACCTCAGAGTGGAGCAGCTATAGATAGTAAGTATCCAGCATTAATAACTGCAAAAGTTGTTAGAGCTACTAGTGGTACTGCTGGGGAGTTATCTGGCTGGGATGCTGATAACTTTATACCTGGCGATATTGCTGATAGTTCTGGTCAAGAAGTTGTAGCAGATGTTAGTATTTCTGGTACTCTTGAAAAGTGTAGAAGCTATGTAGTTGGAAGTGCCCACCAAGAAGGATCTGGTTTTCCAGAGACTTGGGTGGATCAGCCCTATCAATCCAATCATGGTGTTACTCAGATTTGGAAAACTACAATGGCAATGACCAATACGGCCAGAGCTACAGTGTTGAAGTTTGAGCCAAATGAGTGGGCTAGGGTTTGGAAAGAAAAGCTGATTGAGCATAAGTGGGATATTGAAACCTCATTATTATTTGGTTCTCAATATGAGGATTCTACAGGTGGAATCAATTATACTCAAGGTGCTATAGACTATATTACCAG